AAGGGTGCTAGGTCACGTGATTTTGTACAGTGTTATCTTACTGCCGGTGTGTTCTACGCGTGTCCTATTGATGCTGTGGTGCTTCCGTATCACGGCGAGCCTTTGGTGTTTCTTGGTTATAGCCGTAGGAGGTGTTTATGAGCAGAATCAATTACACCGGTTATATTGCCGGTTCGTTATGTAAGAGTATCCGTCGTGATAATAAAGCACCTGTGTTTGCGTATAAGGATAATAAAAAACCGGATTGTGCGGGGTTGTTTGATTTTGTGATGTCGCATTATGCGGGTGAGGTGGCTAGGATGCGTGCGGGTGTGCGAAGGGGTGATGTGGTATAGTGTTGTTTGGCCTGTTAGCTCAGATGGTTAGAGCGGCATTCTTATAAAATGCGGGTGCCGGGTTCAATTCCCGGACAGGCCACGGCTATTTGAGAACCGTTATCGGTAGTGTGATATATTAGGTCATGACATGTCGCTTGATGTGTCATGGCTTTTTTGTGAGGTGTGTATGGATATTGGTCAGATTGTGACCGTGGTTGGTAGCGTTGGATTTCCGGTTGTCGCGTGTTGCGGGATGGCGTGGTTTATCGCCACGACTTTTCACGATTTTAACGACTTGATGACGAAGAACAATGTACTTACTGAGGAGCTTATAGGATTGCTTAGGAAGGATGCCGACGATGAAGATAACACGAACGCTGCGTAATATTATCGTTTGTATCTTCGTATCGTTGTTGGTGTTTGCGCCGACGGCTAGCGCGGACATGCGCGGTGTGGATGTGAGTAATTGGCAGTGCAATATCGATACCGGTGCGCTTGATGCTGATTTTGTGGTGTCGGGTGCGACGTGGGGTGTTGGTGGTCTGACTAATAATATGTGTTTGACGAATGGTGTTAATCAGGCCGCGAACTATCAGCTTGGGCGTGCGTCGGCCAGTGGTAAGAGCATTGGCGTATATCATTACGCCATGGGCAACGATGCGCGACGCGAAGCCGATTTTTTCGTGGATAACGTCAAGGGTTATGTCGGGCGTGCGGTGCTTGCGTTGGACTGGGAATCTCAGGATAATCTTCAGTTTGGTAATGGCGCGTGGGTTGATACGTGGGTGCGACGTGTGTATGAGCGCACGCATGTGTGGCCGGTGATATATTTGCAGGCTAGTGCGCTGGGTCAGCTTAGCGGCTATACGCGTGAGCATTGCGGCGTGTGGGTTGCGCAGTACGCTTCTATGGCGGTGACGGGCTATCAGGAAAGGCCGTGGCTGTACGGCGCATATGGCGAAGCCATGCGCCAATATACGTCGAACGGGGCCGTTCCGGGTTATGGGGGTCGTCTTGATTTGAACTACTTCCGTGGCGAACGCTGGCAATGGGACGCATACGCGACGGGCGACCGCAAGGGCGGTGAACATGTCGATAGCGCGGCACCGTCCACGTCTGCACCGTCTCAACGTGTCGAAGGTGTATCGCGGTGTGTGGTCGTGTCTTCGGGCGACACTCTTAGCGGTATCGCCGCACGCACCGGGCTGAATCCGTGGACTGCGTGGACTGGGTACGCTTCCGGCAATCCGGGCGTGATTTATCCCGGCGAGACGGTTTGCTATCGCGGTGCGGCTAGTGTGCAGACTTCCGCCGTGCGGACGCACACCGTTGCGGCGGGTGAGTCTCTGTGGTCGATTTTCGGTGCCGATTGGAACCGTGTTGCATCACTTAACGGCCTTACTAATCCAAGTCTGATTTACCCTGGTCAGATTCTTAAATATTAAAAATTGCCACTAAAACGGCGTGTCGCAATTGCGCACGCCGTTTTTTCTATGCTATAACTCTTTATGTCAGTGTAAAAAGAGCTGACAAAATAACAACAAGAAAAAAAGGAACTCATAATGAGGAAAATCAAGAAAACACTACCGGTCAGTGAAATCAGCTACTATAACCGCGACGGTGTGATGCAATCCGTCACCGTGAACAGCAACGTTCGCACCGTGGAACAGGCCGTCAGGGAACTCATGAAACGCGGTTTGTGCAACGTGCTTGTTGACGATATCAAGGTTCGTAAATACACGTATGCGATGGACGCAGAACAGTTCTTCGCGAATGCCGTTCTTGTGGACACCGACAACGAACCCGAAGCCGAAGCCGAAACCGAGACCGTTAACGAGTGATACGAAAGGAAAACACAATGACTAACAACAACGAAACCACCGACACCACCGAGCAGACCGAGAACGCCCGTATGGCCGACCCGCGTCGTTTCATCTGCACCGTGGATAATCACACGTTTGAGGGCAAGCGTGCAATCGTCAACGCACGCAACAGCGCCAAGAGTCTGAACAGCTACGGTGAGGGCAAGCGTTTGGATGTGGTCGGCGCGTACACCGCGCCCGCCGTTCGACCGCAGACGGGTCAGCCTTGCACGAATGTCTATCTGTTCACGGCGGACGGCAACACCTATTTCAGCCAGTCCGAAGGCATCAACCGCAGTATCTTGGATATTGTGGACATGTTCCCGGACATGAACGCCGAAAACGGCGGCATTCCGGTAGTGGTCAATTCGACCGCATTGGGCGGTGGTAAGTCCATCAAGTCGCTTCAGATTCTCTAACCAATATAGGGTAATGTGAAGTATGCAGCCCACGCGTGTAATGCGTGGGCTGTTTTTTTATCATAGGAGGTGCGTTTATATGGCAAGGGCGAGGAAAACGGCGGACGTGCTGACGGCAAAGCGTAAGAGGGTGCGCCGCGCGATAAACACGATACGCAAGAGCATCACCGAGGGAATGCCGGAAAGCGAACGCCGCGCGCGCACGACGTATGTGCAACGGCTTGAAACGGAACTGAAAAAAACATATGTCGGTCGTGTCCGTGACAAGGCGCAGCGCACCGAAGCGTATGCACGTGCGAACGCGATTGCTGATACTCTAACCAAACAGGCCGCGACCGTGAAAGGTGGCGGCGGCAAGCGTGGCGAACAGCGACGTGCATTTAATATCTTCCGTCAGGAGATGCGCATAGCGTCCAAGGGCGGGCCGTCGGCCTTGGGCGAGTTTGGACGTGAGAAAGTCAAGATTTTCTGGCGGTACACACAGAACATTTGGCAACGCCCCGATGTACCGCCCGACAAGCGTTTGGATGCTGTCATGAAGGCGTATGGTGCAACGTCGCTAAGCGAACTTTTTGAAACCATCATGGAGCGAAATAAAAAAGCGCTGGAATACGCGCAGAACATGAAGGCGCATATCGGGGAATTAGAGGATTACACGGACGTTGAGGGCGGTAGTCCGATTTGGCTTATCGCGGTGACGCCTGACGTTGTGCGATGAAAGAGCGTAAAGACTTCCGGGTGGCCGCGATATTCGACACCGAAACCACGAATATCGGTGAGGGTGCCGAAACGCGTGCTTACCCGATATTGTACATTTTCAACGATATGCGTAATACGTCGGTGGAAGAGTACGACCCTGACACCGATGACGTGCGTTTCTACCGGCATACCGGCGAAGCGCTTGCGTATATAGGCGACCTTATCGCATATGGCGCGGGGCACGATTACGTGCCGGTAATCGCGGCCTATAATCTTATGTTCGACATGCAAACACTTATGCTGGAACTGGCGCAAACGTACACGCTGCACGTCAACGCGCAGACTGCAACAAGCGTGTACACGCTCGATTTATGTGTAGGCGAAGACGTGGTGTGCCGTTTTTGGGATACGTATTATCTTGAAATGGGCGGGCTGCGTGCTATGGGCGAGACGTGCGGCCTACCGAAGGCCGTGGGCGACTGGGACTACACGCTTATACGCACGCCGGAAACGCCTTTGACCGACGAAGAACTCTTCTACGCGCGGCGTGATGTTCAGGTGATACCGCAATATCTGCAATGGCTGCTGCACGCCAATTCGTGGTTGACGGCCGACATGCTCGGTTGCCGCGTGCTTACCAAGACTTCGCTTGTGCGTCAGATGGCACGCCGTGAAATCGGTGGCCGTCGCGTCACATTGCGCGACGGTAAGAAACTGACCTTGCAACGCGCGTTTGAAACGACATGCGACCAGGAGTTTCCGAAGAATTATGAAGCCTACGCCCTGCGTAAGGCGTGCTTTCGTGGCGGGCTTACCTTCACCGCGGCACGAACGGCGAGTGTCGTGGTGGATAACGTCGCGTCGCTTGACGTGACCTCAATGCATCACGCTTTTATTAATGGTCGTAGATTGCCGGTGAAATTCGCGCCGACACCAGCGGAATTGCTGCAAATCGCATGTGAGAATATTGTTGCAACGTCGCTTGCCGATGTGCTGACGCATTACGACGACCCCTTCCGAATGGGCGTGCATGTCGCCGTGCGGTTTACTAATCTGAGATTGCGCAAGGGTACGTGTTTTGCCGTTTGGGGTATAGCGATTTGCCCGCGCTCGAAATTCGTGCGAACGCTACGCGCAGGTACCGATTACAGCAATAACGAGAGAGCGAAGACACAGGCTAACAGCATACGCGCACACGGCTATGTGGACACCGCAATAAACCCGACGTATGCGTTCGGCAAACTGTACCGGGCGGACGAATGCGTTTTGCATGTCAATGAGATTGAATTGTGGAATATCGGACAGGTGTACGACTATGACGAAATGCAAGTGCTGTACGGCGAAAGCACCACTAAAACCATAATCCCGCCTGATTACGTCACTTTGCAATCCAATATGCTTTTCGCGCGAAAAACCGACGTGAAAAACCTTATCAAGGGCTACACCGAAGGCGTACCATACGCGGGCGATATCCCCGAATCGATACCGGAAGGCATCGCGCACGACGCGAAGACGGGCGACTTGAGCATGAAATTTCTGCAATCCTATTACGGCTCAACAGTCAAAGGGCAATTTAATGGCATTTACGGCACACAGGCACAGGACGTACTGAAAGCTGATTATCGTGTGACGGAAGACGGCGAGCTGGAAGTGGATAGAACGACTGTCTGCACGCCCGAGAATTTCGCGGCCAAACGACCGCGAACACCGCGCGTGCTGTACACCTACGGTATGCGGATTGTCGCCGGTAGCCGTATGCATCTTATTATTGCCATGATGCTCGTTTATGCGCGGCTGGGTGATAGGGTGACAGTGACCGGCGGCGACACGGATAGCCTTAAGATTCGATGCGATACGGACGTGAGCGACGCCGATTTATTGGAATGTCTGCAACCGCTGCACGATGCAATCGAAGCCGCCATTAACCGCACGATGCGGCGTGTGCGTGTCACCGCGCCGGATATGGCGAGTACGTTGGAGCATATTGGCAAGTTCGAGGTGGAGGACTGCGGCGGTACCACTCGATACGCTAAGCATATGGAGCTGTGGAACAAAGCGCGTGTGAGTCTCGATGTAGGCGGACGCGTGCATGTGACATGCGCCGGTTTGCCGCGCCCCGACGGCGCTTACACAATCGAGGAGTTTTTGCATGACCTTATAGCGAGCGGTCATGATTTCGCCGAAGCCGTCGGAATGTCGCTCGGCTATGACGTGCTTGTGGACTATGCCATATGCCACACCTTGCAACGCAATCGGCCACACGTATGGGACAGATATGTAGGTACCGTCACGGATTATCGCGGCGAGACGGCGCATGTGGACGTGCCCGAAGCGATTGGACTATATTCTTCGGGGCGTTGGCTGGGCGAGTCCGATAAACAAGCCAATGAGGAAAACATTGTGTATCTGCGGGCTACGTATAATAGACATGTGGAAACCACACCACGCGAACTTACATTAGCGAACGGGAAACCAAGGATTGTGAGTATAGATGGCGAATTACTATTATGACCGACTCAGAACACAGATATTGCCACGTAACGCCGACGTGAACTTGATAATCGGGGCGCGCGGTCTTGGCAAGACATACGCCGTGCGCCGGTACATGCTGGCAGACTTTGTAAAAAACGGCATTTGCTTTGTTGAGGTCACTCGATACCGTGAGGAAAACAACGACGTAGCGGCCAAATATTTCGACCGAATCATAGAAGATAATATTTTTCCCGACTGGGAATTTAGAGTACATAATAAAACAGCCGAAGCACGACGCATCGGGAATAAGGAATGGAAGACATGCGGCTATTTTATCCCGCTGTCATTGCAACAGCAAAAGAAAAAAAGCACATACGTCAATGTGCGTAATATCTGCATGGATGAAATTATTATAGACCCCGACGATGTTTACCACCATTATTTGCGTAACGAATACGAACAATTGGCGAACCTTGTAGACACCGTGACACGTGAGCGCGCCGATGATAACAAGCTTCGCAAACCGCGAATATTTTTACTGGGCAATGCGTGCGACGCGTATAACCCGTATTTCAAACATTACGGCGTGCCCTTGGAGCCCGAGTTCGGTTTGCAATGGCTAGGCGGTAAAACGTGCTTGTTTGATTATGTCAAAGATAGGAAATATGCCGAGCAGAAGACCAAGAACACCGTCGCCGGGCGAATGCTGAAAGACAACAGCGGTGTAACCGCCGAAAACCGTTTCAAACATTACGACACCGATTTTTTGGACAAACCGCACGCACATGCAAAATTGTCCTACGTGTTTCGGTGGATGCGCGTAGAATATGGTGTAAGTATCGACCTACGTTGTGGATACGTCTTTATCGCCACGACATACGACAAGGGTACGCACGTGCCCTATTTCGCCATTACACGGGATGATAACCAGCTTAACTACCTAACCGCCGATATCGCTAAAAACATAATCAAAAACCTTACGTCCTATTATGCGCTGGGATATCTGCGATACGACACGGTGGAAACGCAACACGCAATATCGGATATGCTGCGGGCGTTCGGTGTAAAATAACCGTGACATACAGGGCGAGGCGTTGTGACGACGACGATAAAACATAATCATTGACACCAGCGGTTGACTCCGACAATGATATGGCCGTGATTTGGTAAACGCGCCGTCGGCTCGTTACGAACCGTGTCGCACGTATGCTAATATTGAGCCGTACCGGCGTACATCGTACCGGTGCGGCTCTTTTTTTCATATGAAAGGAAAATAATATGGACGACGAAACCACCGAGGAAAGGGACGCCGCCGAACGCGACGACCTCACCCCCGACGAAGCGCACCGCGCGGGCGAGTTCGATGACCTTCGGGACATGCTCACATCGATAGGCGATAAACTCAATGATGCTATTGAACGTATCCGTGACGTTAATGAACGCATCGATGGCATCTATGACAAGTTCGCAGACTCCGTATCGCAAATGGTCGAAAACGGCGCAACCGTCCGGGAAGACGACGCGGCGGAAGCCATAGCCGACGCCGCCGCGAACGATCTTGAAAACCTTGATTACACGCTCTGAATAAACAGATAGGAGAATTTTATTATGGCTGTAGACAATGCGACGATTTTGGATAAGGTGCGCCTTAAGGGTACCGACGATTACCAGCAGCGCGTGCCGAGCGCTACGCAGACGGGCGTAGCCAACACCGCGCGATATCTTTTCGACCCGATGAACCGGCAGTACTTGAATGATTGCGTATGGAATATGGTTAACCGCATTGGGCTTACCGTGATGGCGCAGAACGTACCGTTTGAAAATATGCTCTCGATATTCAAGAAAGAAAATTTGTACTGGGGTTCGACTGTACAGGAGATTGCCGTCAAGTGGATTAAGGCGCACGGTTACAAGGACGATGCCGAAGACCTGCTGAAGATGCACCGTCCCGAAGCCGCCGTGTGGTTTTATGAAATGAATCGCAAAGACCAGTATCCTATCTCTTGGACTGACGACGAGCTGCGTCAGGCATTCGTGGACGACTTTGGACTGAATCGTTTTATTGCGCAGATTATGGAAACGCCGCGCAACAGTGATAATTATGACGAAATGAACATCATGTTGTCATTGATTAGTCACTACGAGCAGAATCTTGGTTTCTATAAGGTTCATCTTGACGCGGCACCGACCGACGAAGCGTCGGCCAAGACGCTACTCAAGTCGCTTCGTGCGACCGCCGGTCGTATGCGTTTCCCGAGCACCCAGTACAATGCGCTCAATGTAAACGACATTCCGGCGTATGCTAACCCTCAGCAGATGGTGTTGCTCATCGAGCCGGAATATCTTGCATCACTTGATGTTGACGGGTTGTCGGCGGTGTTCCAATTGGATAAGGCCGACGTTCCATATCGCATCATTCAGGTGCCGAGTCTCGGCATTCCCGGCGCGGTGGCATTGCTTGTGTCCACTGATTGGTATCAGGTACGAGATACCCTTTATGGAACCACCCAGTTCTACAACCCGCAGACGCTTACCAACACAATGTATCTCAACCACTGGGGCATCTATGGCGTGTCGCCTTTCACACCGTGTGCGCTGTTCACCACCGACGCCGGTACAAGTATCAACGTCGTCACGCAGACCGTTACCGGCTTCACGCTGACCGCGGATAGTGAAAACGCTAGACCGGGCGACGTCGTTCAGCTGCATCCGAAACTCACCGCGACAATTACCCCCACAGGCACACCTATCGAGGTTGCCCCGAATAGCGCAACTTATACAGTGTCTGCATACCGTACCGTGTCCGAGAGCACTGTAAACGTGCCATTGAACGTCAACACCTTTGTGGACGACCAGGCACGCTTGCATATACAGCGTGATGGCTTGTCGAACGGCGTCACGATTAAAGTTGATGGCACGGCGACATATATTAACCCGAACGGCGCAACCACTAAGTACGACGCTTATCGCACTATAACTATTACGCAAGCGAGCACCGCCGCCGTATCCGATGCTGCGCACAAGGCACCGACCGCCGCCGTATCCGATGCTGCGCACAAGGCACCGACCGCCGCCGTATCCGATGCTGCGCACAAGGCACCGACCGCCGCCGTATCCGATGCTGCACAAGGCACCGACCGCTGAAAAGTAAAAAAAAACGGTCATGATAGAATCGGGGATACCGGAAAAAAACGGTATCCCCGATTTTGTATGTGAAAGAGGTACATAAAATGAAATTCCCGCACTTGGAGGGTGCGACGCCGTTCCCCGGTGCCGACGCGCACGTGTATGAGCAGCACGTCAACACCGTTGACTATCACATGTGGACACCGAACACCAAGATTAAGCTGTGCCGTGTGAAATGGCGCGACGACGGACGCGACGCGGTGAAATTCAGGGACGACGCGGCGCGTGATGCGTGGTTCGACGCGCTGGACGGCGAAGCCGTGACGCTCGACACCAGCATGTATATCGCACGTGCGGACACCGACGGTGTGAAGATACCAGTGCCGTACATGACCGCGCAACGCTATAACTATATTGTGGTGGACTTTACTACGGATATCATGCAATCACCATTGCAACAGACGGATTGTCAGACACGATATCACTATTTCGTCACGCACATCACGGCGGAAGCCCCGAACACCACCACACTCATACTGCAACGCGACGTGTGGACGGACTACATAAACACGACCACGATAAACGGGCTGCTGTTATCACGCGGACACGCGCCGCTGACGGAAACGACACCGCAAAAACTGCTGCAAAACCCGCGTGAAAACAGCATCGACATGCTTGCACCCGATGTCGATTTCAGCGGGGCGGCACCGAATCGCATCACCGATGTCAAGGCGGTCACTCTGACCGGCGGGGTGAAATACATCTGTCTCGCATGTACTTTCGATGCGTCGCAGCTTGCCGCGATGGCCGCGACGCACGGTGCCGATGTCACCGCGACGGCACCGACGTATTCCGGCGACGATGGAACCGTGACCGCTTGGACGTGGGGCGCGGGCGGTGTGGACGTAGGCGAATGCCGCACGCTCGGCACGTCCTACGCGCATCCCCGAGGGCGAGTGCCGAACAACCACACCGTTTTCGCGCTTCGCGCATCCATGGTTACGGGTGAGTACATTGACAATCTGTTTTCGCATTATCCGCACATCGCCAACGGCATCGCGGCGTGCTTCGTGCTGTCGGGGGATATGTTCGAGTTCGTTTCGACGCAGAGCACGCCCGTGGCCGGAGTGGACTGGACGCCAATCACCGACACGGAGCGGACTCTATCCAATATCACCCTTTCACCCGACGACTTCGATATGCCGAAAGCGGTGCGTGACGTGACCAAGCTTTACGTGTCGCCCTATTCGACTCTCGAAGTGACGGACATTTGGGGCAAAAGCGTCACCATCAATATCGAGGATTGCGGAAAACTTTCCGTCAAATCGCTGGTATCCACCGCATACCCACTCATACGACAAGCCGCATATATCGATGGTGTCGGCGCATCGGGGATTACCGGCCTGGATGTGCTCAACCTTGACGACCGCGCCATCGCCGGCGATGTCCCAAACGGCGACGCATTGCGCACGCTTGTGTCCTACGATATCCCGACCTATGCGTTGCAGCGTCGCAACATCGACGCATATCGTGCCGCGAATTGGAATCGTGCCATCGTGCAAGGACGCGAAAGCGCGATAACGGCATACGACAACGCGGCGCAGACCGCTAACGTGGGACTGGGCAACGCGCGTCGCTCGAACGCCACGGCCGTCGCCAACACGCAGCGGTCGAACACGGCCGCGACGAACAACACCACCGCCAACAACGGATTGCGCGATAAGCTTAATAAAGAGACACAGGACGCCAACACGCAGTTCAACATCTACGCGACGACACGAATGGACGACGACCTGACCACCAATCTAGTCAAGCTCAATGCTGACGTAGACATGGATGTGACACTGATGAACAAGACTTTTATCGAAAATTCGCAGACACAGGCGATAACAAACGTCGTCAACGGTGTCACAAGCGCGGCCGGCGCGATGCTGAGCGTAGCGGCCGCGCCGGTCACGGGGGGCGCGTCCATTGTCGGTGCCGCGACCACGATAGGCGGCGCGGTCGGCTCGAACGTCTGTACCAACATAGCCATCACCAACAACAGCGCGCTTAACGACACGGCAAACTACGTGGCGATGCAGAAACGCAACAACGCGCGAACTGCGAACACGGAAAGCAACACGCACGCCAAAACACAAATGCAATCAGTGCTAACACGCTCGATTACACGCGATAACAACATCACCAAACACGTTAACGACAACGCGACAAACACGACCGCGACCACCGTCACCGCAAGCAACGCGAACGCGGCCGCTTCCGCAGCGACCGGCAACGACAACGCGGCCGCGTCACGAAATCAGACAATCGTCAACTCCAAACGGGCAATGATTACGACACATGACAATGCAACGAACACATTCGCGGACATGCAAAACCAACCGGCAATGCCAGTCGGCTCCTACTCAGGCGATGCATGGTCGGACGAAATGGCGCAAAGGGCAATCGTCGTGAAAATTCGCACGCAGACAAAAAGCGCGCTGCTACAGGCCGGCTCGTACATGCTGCGATACGGAATCACAAGCAACAAACTGTACAATCAGCCGAATCTTACGCCGTGCAAACATTTCGCTTATTGGCAAGCGGAAGACGTGTGGCTTATCAACAATCTCGCCGGAAACAACGCACTCGATGCGATACGGGAGCGACTGACAACCGGTGTTACAATTTGGAATGACCCCGAGGAAATCGGTGGGAATTATCTAACCAATAATCTCTAAAATAGGAAAAAAAGGAAAAGACATGGGACGCAAACGAACCCACAAGCAGCCCCCGACACGCGGCAGTTTGGGTGAAAAAGGTCTACCGGTGTGGCAACAGTCGCAGCAAATCAACTCACAGGCATATTTCACGGCGTATTCGCAAATGCTCAATATCGCCCTATCACGTTTCAAATGGCTGAATCTTCCCAAACCGTGTAACGCTTGGTTTCTCGAATACAATCTGTTGTACTACGGATACGCAACCATCGCATATCCGCGTAGCAAGCCGGGCGTGTTCTTCAGCACTCAGGCCGTCGTCAACTCTAACTTCAACGTATATTATCGTCCGAAAAAATGGACGTCATACGGTATCAACGGCTGGCATTTCGACGTGGACAACTCCAACGGCGTCTTCATCTACGCCAACAAAGCGCGCACACCCTTGGTACCGACACTCGAATTCTTCGCACATGAAATAGAAGACCTATACATGACGCGCCGTCAGAATCGTTTCCACCAAAAGACGCCGTTCATACTTGAAGTTCCGGCGGGACAACAAACGGCGGGCGTTAACGTGATTAAGCAAATCTCGGGCGGTGAAATGGCAATCATGGCGACCCCCGGTTTTACCGATTCGATGAAGGCACAAGTACTCAATACCGGTGTGGAATATATCGGTATGGAATTGCAGAACGACATACAGAACACGTGGAACGCATTCTACCAGGCGTTGGGCATCAAGAATCTTCCTATGAAGATGGAGCGTCAGACAGCCGACGAAATAAACGACTACGGCGAGCCGACCGACCTTCGCGCCCTGTCCGAGCTTGAGGAACGCCGCGCCGCGTGCGATGTGCTAAATACCCGGTTTGCAAAGTATCTCGATGCGCCTATAGAGGTGGTGTGGAATCAAGATAACCTCAGTAAAAATTACGATTACATGACTAATCTTCAGGAACAGGAACAGGAACAGGAACAGGAAGAAAACAGCGATGATACCATATGACACAACACCGGCATACGAGCCAAGCGAACCGCGCGACGATTTTCACGCCGTCGCAACCATAACGTTGGGTGAACTGCTAACCGAGGGCGGTGTGGACTGGACACAGCCGGAATGGTCGTGGCGCGACGACGCATACAATGATGCGCAGTATGCACGTTGTTGTCGAAAAATCGAAAACCGTTACTACGATAGGGAACTGGGCGTCATGCCGCCGAGCAGATGGCGAAGGCATTTCATGCGGCTTATCAGCGAGTTCATGCCGGTGCTGGAACCGCTCTACCAGCTTGCGGACGGCAACCCCGGTATGTTCCTTTCGGACGCCGATACTTGGCACAAGATGCGCGCCGTGTTCTCGGACTTTCCGGCCACGCAGTTGCACACCGGTCAGGATTACGCAAGCAACGCGACCGATACCCAATATGAGACGGTCGTCAACGGGAATTTCATAGACAAGGTAAAGGCGATACGACAAGGCGACTACGTGGATATTGATGTGCTACTATTGGAGCACCTAGAGGAATGCTTCAGCCCACTTTGGACGGTGAACATAAACAATTTTTAGGAAAGGCAAAAACATGTTCCCATTACCGTTATACAGCGTATGGCCTTATACACCGGTCATACCCGCGTTCTATTGGAATGCCAAGAGCACTGAGGAGATAATCAAATATCTTGCGTGCGAATACGACCACATCACCTCATATTTCGACGAACTCACCAACGCCATCAACAATCTAAGCGCGGACGTGCAGACGTTCGAAATCGATATCGAGAACCGTGTGAGCGCAATGGAAGCATCATTGGCGACGCTGATTGAAAATCTCGAGCACGTGGGCGATAAGATGGTAATCTACGACCCGACTAAAGGCGCTTATGTCGATTCCAAAATCGCAATGCGCGACATGTACCGCGAACTTTCCGTGTTCGGCGCACGCGTTAATCAAATCGCCGGTAAGAGCGTTGAGGACATGACGAAGCATCGCACGGACGAAACCGCAGCAGTCGGCAATCTCACGATATTCAATGACGCTACGCCGCGTGTCACCGACCCGAAAACCGGCAATCCATACACGCCCATACAATGACGAAAGGCTGAATTATGGACAGTACACCCTACAACAAGCTACCGCTGTACGATGTAGGTTCAGTGGCGGACTTGCGCGACGAATACAATCGCGCCATGCAGCTCATAGATAAAAAACTGCACCAGCTTGACGTGCAGATTCAAATTCATCACCCGGAAGGCATGTGAAAATGACATCCACAACCGACAATTTCAACCTTGATTTATACGACACGGGCGACCCCGCGAACCTGAACGACCAGTACAACGCGGCGATGCACACCATAGACGATACGCTGCTAACCATCAACACCAACGCGAGCAGCGCACTGCAAAAGGCAAACAAGCTGGAAACGCGCTTGGGCACCGTAGCCGCGCAAGCGACCGCCGCAACCGATAATCTGACCGCGCTCGGTATCACCGACACCACCACCGCCGCAACATCAAAGACGACGTGGGATAAAGCCGCGTCACGCGCCGAAAACAATAAGAACATGTTCTCCGCGCTCGGTGTCAAGGACACCAACGATGCAAGCAAACTCAAAACCACAATCACGACCACGGAAGCCAAAGCCGACCGCAATACGCGAATCATCACGCAATCGACCGGCTTCAATGACAGTGTTGTTGTAATCGGCGATAGCTGGGTTGACGGCTACTACAGTGGCGCGAAGCACAAAGCGGACTCGCCCGCGAACGCCATCTACGACCTACTACGTCCGACCACCAAGCAGACATTAGGCACAAGCGCGGGCGGCTTCTACGCTTCCGGCGACGACGGCACTTTCCTAGACCGGTGGAATACCGTCACCGACAAGCAGCATGTAGACAGGGTTATCATAATCGGCGGGCAAAACGATGCGACGGTAATGCAGAACAACAACATAAAGTTATCGTCAGTGGACGACAGCATAAACGCGCTGTTGAACACAATCCGCACCGACGCACCGAACGCAATCATCGATATATTCCCCATGTGTCTCGCCATAGGCGCGTCCATGAACCGTCAGAACGCGAAATGGTCGGTGGCACCGGATTACCGTCAACAGGTCTACAACCTCTTCGCCACAAAACGCGATATCCCAAACGTGGTAATACATGAAGGCGCATACCGCGCGGGTGTGTGGGCAAGCCGAGCGGCTGACGGCGGTGATGGCAACGACGGCGCACACCTATCGAAAGGCGGATATAGCGCAGTCGGCCACGCCATGGGCAGCTGCATTCTGCACGGTACGACGTTCTTTCCGACGCAAAGCGGATACCCCAACAACTCGCAAATCAACGGCGCGTGGAACAACGTTTCGATTTTCGAGACCAACGGTGTGCTCTCAATCCAGTACAACGTCAAATGCACCGGCACACAGCGAAACGGCGACCGACTATTTCAAATCGCCAAACAGTTCAGCGTAGGCGCATCGATGTTCTATAAGGACTACAGCGATAAATATTTCGTATCAATCGACGGCAACACCCTATCCCTACAAGGCGTAAGCAACATACAATCCGGCGACATAATCGCCGGTGGCATACGACTACTAGCGGGCTTCTAAACACAAAAACCGGTTGGCACCAACACCAACCGGTTTTTTAATTTATCTCAAGCGTTCTCATCAGCGGCAAGCTCGAACGCTTCCACAAAATCGTCACTAGGAAACGAGTCACAATCGGTATACTGTTCAATGGTCATATCATTGACCAAA